TTTAAATGCGGGAACTATCTAACGCCGTTAAAGAAAACAAACCCACTCCTAGAGGAATACGTGGATTCGCTTCACTTCCTGGTATCATTAGGCATTGATTTAGGCATTGAGCAAGTGGAAATGTACACTATCGAGAATGACAAGCCGATTGAGCGACAGTTTATTGAATTAGCAAATATGACAAGCCTTTTAATAGTCCACAAGAATAATATTGTTAGTTGGAATAGGTTATTTAGCGCATTCATCCGATTAGGTGATGATCTAGGATTCACCTGGAATGAGGTTTATATAGCCTACTTTGAGAAAAATAAGGTGAACCATCAAAGGCAGGAGAACGGCTATTGATAACGAATTAGAATATATATGCCCGGAGTGCGGACAAGTTATGCGCTACATCCACATTGAAGGGGTTTGGGAGTGCAACGAATGTTTCACGGTAGTTGAACAGTTAAGCATCCAAGATCATGCACAAATCAAATAATGGGGAGCGGTTATATTGAGAAAGTGCATTGTATGTGGGGAAAAGGCGAGGAATAAGCATTCACATTATTGTGAGGTGTGTTTTAAGGAAATATTGAGGGAGAAGGTGGATGAATGATTGAAAACATGAGATTTGTTGAGTCCAATGATAAGAATGTATTTATGATGGAAGTTAATAAACATGTAGATGATTTTCAAGAAGAAGGATTCACGGTTGAAATTGACTATAAACCTATCCAAGTTAAAAACAGCGTTATAACGTACACCGCTATGATTATTGCTAAAAGCGAAACAACTAAATTCAATCCGAATTATCGCATTGGTGACGAGTAATGAATAACGCCAAAGAAAGATTTTATGATATGGCGCCGATTCTCATAGGCATTGTGATTGGGTGGTTGATAGCGTGATATTTGTTGTATGGTGTGTAGCGTTCATTTGCTTAGGTTTAGGTTTTTGGGCAGGATATTTATTTTGCGATAGCCGAAAAGAGAGTTGATAACATGAAACAATCACAATTCCGCCATGCATTGTGGGAGGCGAGGCGAAAATTAAAAGCCTCTCCTTACGACATGGCGCGTCATATGAAAGTGGATGAGGAAACCTATTGCAAGTGGGAAACGGGTGCGGTAGTTATGCCCGTAGCGCAGCGTAAGCGGATCATAGAAAGGGCGAGGGGGTTGTTGGATAGATGCGGCTTAAAATAGACAATATAACGCCAATGGGAGCCGTTAGAACCACGCAGAGGGGTAAATATAAGAGTGATAGTTATAAGCGTTACAAGCGCTATAAAAGGGAAATACGGTTATATGCCAATCAGTTGATGGGGAACCAGGAACCAACTGAATGCGCCGTCGAGGTTCATATCACATTCCATATGCCGATTCCTAAGAGTCGAAAAGGAAAAGTTGAGCCAGGTGATCCTCATGTGGTTAAGCCGGATATAGACAATCTTATCAAAGGGGTTTTCGATGCCATAAACGGCAAGGTATGGAAAGATGATAACCAAGTTATGCGAGTGAACGCCGAAAAGGTTTATAGTGATAGACCAGGGATTTTGATGGAAGTTATACCGTTGTTTTAGGAGGGGTGAAATGAGTTATTATATTTTGGCGATAGTGAGAGATGGGCGAGTTTTAAGTGTACATGATAAAATTTATAGTGATGTAAATATAGCGAGGCGAGCATTAGACACCAAAAAGGCAAATGGGAAATTAAATGCCGCTCATGAGGTCTATGAGGTTAAGGGATTTGAATTGGTAGAGCAATAGGGGGAGCGAAATGATTAAAACATTCATATTTTCAACCATGCTATTATTTGGCGGTGTTTTCGTTCATGGAGTGGAGAACGAACCGCAATTTGTTTATTTTGGGAAGAAAGCTAGGACGTTGATTTATTAGTCTGATTTTTGTGGAAAATTATAGATTCATAGGACAAGCTATGCTATAATTTGGATAAGTTGACCATTTCTATGTCTGTTTATGGTTGATTTGTCAACGTGATTACGGACCATACGCCGTATAAAAAAGCCGTTAGCGTGGGAGCGCCTTATCGGAAACGTATGGAGCGTGTGGCGTCTAACAGCCACAAATGCGAGGATAAGGCGATGTTCACTAAATGGTGAGGACATCGCCTTTTTATTATATAATAGAGTTATAAAGGGGATTACGACGAAAAGGAGGGGTATAAATGCCGAAGGGAGAGAACTTGACGGAAAAGCAGAAGCGTTTCGCTGATTTTATGATTGAATATGACAATGCAACTAGGGCATACAAAGAGGCAGGTTATAGTGTTAAGAGCGACAGAGCAGCCGGCGTGGAAGGTCACAAGCTACTAAAAAACCCTAAGATTGAAGATTATATTAATGAGCGACTTGAACAAATGGCAAATGAACGGGTAGCGGATGCACAAGAAGTCCTCCAATTCTATTCTTCCATCATGCGTGGTGAAGTGGATGAGGAAGTATTGAGAGGTGTTGGAGAAGGTGAACAGACCATTGACCGCATGGAAGTGAATGGAGCCAACCGATTGAAAGCGGCGGATGCTCTAGCCAATATGTCCTCAAAGGTGGCCGTGGTTCGGGGAAATCGTTCCATATACCGCTACGGATAGTGTCTGACATTATGGAGTATGCCGTTAGTGGTTTGGTCATTCGTAAGGTACAGAACACCGTTGTTAAATCCGTGTTTCAGCAGATCAAAGCAGCAGCAAATGAAATGGGTGTAACACACTTATTCAAGTTTGTGCCAAGCCGCTTAGAGATCACCTATTTACCCAAGGGCAATAAGATTTATTTTGCCGGTGCGGATGATCCAGAAAAACTGAAATCCATTAAAGATAGTGATTTCCCGGTTGCATTGCTCTGGATAGAGGAATTGGCCGAATTCAAAACAGAGGACGAAATCATAACCATTGAGCAATCGGTGTTACGTGAGGAATTAGAGGGCAAAATCAAGAGTGACATACGCAAGGATGCACCTAACTTTGATTATTCCTTTTATTACTCATACAATCCACCGAAACGCCGCCAATCATGGGTGAATAAGAAATACGAAAGCTCACAGATTCCAGACAATACATTTGTGGACCATTCAACGTATTTGGACAACCCACACCTATCCAAAATGTTCGTCATGGAGGCAGAGGAAACCAAAAAGACAAATGAGCGCATGTATAGATGGGTTTACATGGGCGAGGCGATTGGTTCCGGGGTTGTGCCGTTTGATAACCTACACATCCAAGAGATACCCGATGATTTGTATAACACCTTTGATAATATACGCCAGGGGCAGGACTACGGTTATGCAGTTGACCCTTACGCCTTTGTACGTTGGCATTATGACAAGAAGAAGAACACCATCTATGCAATGGACGAGCTATATGGCGTGAAAATCAGCAACAGAAAAAGCGCCGATTGGATTAAACAAAAAGGGTACAGCACGACAACGACAACATCCGATTCAGCAGAGCCGAAAAGTATAGCAGAGCAAAGAGAATATGGTTTGAAAATCCAAGCGGCTAAAAAAGGGCCAGACAGCGTGGAATATGGTGAGGAATGGCTTGATGATCTGGATGCTATTGTGATTGATCCGAAACGAACGCCTAACATTGCCCGTGAATTTGAAAACATAGATTACGAGGTTGATAAAGATGGCGAACCTAAAGCGAAATTAGAGGATAAGGATAATCACACGATTGATGCCACACGGTATGCCTTTGAGTCTGATATGAAGCGTAGCAACAAAATCAAGGCAGCCAAATCAATACCAGGATTATAAAGGGGAGATAGCATGTTTGAAAAATACGCTCAACTGATAGACGAGCAGGGCATTAGTACAGAAATCCTTGCCGAAGTGATTAATGAGCATGGCAAACTACAAGAGCGCACACGGAAAAGATACGGCAGATATAAGCAGGAAAGAAGCGATGTGCCTATATTCGGGCGTTTTGCCGATGAGGAAGAAAAGATACAAAACAAGGTAAATAATGAGCTTGCGAACGATTATTTCAGCGAGATCATCGACACGAAAGTTGGTTACATGTTCGGTACGCCAGTTTCAGTTATGTACGACAAAGAAGCACCAGGCTATAAAACGATAGTGGAAAAGATCAATGAGTTTAAGAAACATAATAATCTGGATGATCTTAATGCCGAATGGTGTAAGTTTAGTGGAATGGCCGGATATGATGCAGGGTTGCTATACGTGGATAAAAAAGGGCAAGAGCGTGTTATGCGACTCAATCCATGGGAAAGTATCATCATATCCAAAACAGAGATCACAGAGCCGGAATATGGCGTACACTACTACCCAACATGGGATGATAACGTAAGGGTTGAATTTTATAGTCCACAAGGTGTGCGTGTATTCGAGGGTAAAGGGTACAACGCACAAGAGCTTGCAGAGATCACGGAACAAGCGAAAGAAAACCCATTTGAAGTGTGCCAGTTGTTCGGGATTCCGAATAACGCAGAGCTTATGGGCGATGCGGACAAGGTGTTATCCCTTATAGATGCTTATGATAGGTCAATGAGTGATATGAATAGCGAGATTGAACAATATAGATTGGCTTATCTTTTATTTATTGGATTTGAGCCGGACGAACAAACACTAAAAAACATGATGAAAACGGGTGCGCTTTACATCCCTACTGCACAAGATGGCGAGAAAATTGAATGGCTCACCAAAAACCTTGATCCGAAATACGTGGATTCACACCTGGACCGCTTAGAGGCGAATATACAGAGGTTGGCGAAACACGTTAATTTTAGTGATGCTGCATTCGGTTCTGATATAACGGGGCCAGCTATGAGGTACAAGCTATTTCACCTAGAAACGAAGTCTAAAACGTTCGAGCGTAAGCACAATGCCGCTCAAATGCACATGTTTAAGGGATTAGGCAATGCGTGGCAGAAACGTGGCATTCCGTTTGACTGGACGAAACTTGATGCTCAATACACACGTAACATTCCAGTTAACGTTGTGGATGAGGCGACAGCAGCAACGACGCTTATGGCTCTAACGTCACGCCGTACAGCATTAGGCACACTATCTATGGTGGATGATCCAGATGAGGAAATGGAACGCATTCAGCAAGAGCAGGAGGAATTTGGATTCAACCTAGATAAAGTGGAAGAAGATGAGGACGATAACCAGGGTGATGAGTAATGACATTCAAAAAGTTATTAAAGTGGATCACTAAACAGATTGAGAAAGTTAGCAACCGCAGTGAAAAGCGGATATTGAAGCGGTATAAGCAAACATTCACCGAAATGGAGGGTGTTCTAGCGAGTTACTACCGCCAATTTGAGGATTCTAATGGCAAGTTAGATTTACAGACCATGCTGAAATATGACCGCCTCACCAAACTCAAAAAAGAGCTTAATAAATTGCTAGTTAAACAGAGAAAAGACATTGAGAAGGTCATTGAGGACAATGTGAAAGAGAGTTATACAGAAGGCTACTATTTGACCGCTTGGGCGTTGGAACGCTTCACACGCGCCAAATTGGATTACAGAACCGTAACACCGGAAACGCTAAATGCCAT